GGTCGGGGGTTCGAATCCCTCCACTCCGACCACTTTTACATATATACTTATAGACCCCACAACCAACAAGGAGTGTCTTATAGTGGAAAAGGAAGGTGTCCATAAGCTGTCTGAGCTTACTTGGAAAGATCGAATGATCGCAGATGAATCGAAAGAAAAGTACAGGGCGTACAAGAAAATCGCTGAGTTGCAGCAAGAAATCGAAAAACTAAAAAAGAGGCTTAAGGATGAGTGATCAATCACCAAGCGTTGAAGAGTATTTTAAAGAATTAGTTCGTCATGATTGGTTTTACCATTATAGTGACGATCATCGAGCTTACACCAAAGGTCAAGATAACTCTCGACGTATTCAGGCTNNATGCCAAGAAAANGAGTTGCTTTCACGTATGTACAGTGAATATGTAGGTTGGATCAACGCTGTGACGAAACACGGCCGAGAACAAACTTTAGTTAAAGAGCCGGTGGTAGAAGATTACTTATGAGGCGTTGAGATGAAACCTAAATTAGATGATGATTGGTACCCTGATAATTTTGATTGGTACGTAAAGTGGGCAGCTACAGTATGTATTCTTATATCGATTATTGCAAGNGCTGGTGGTATAGAATACCGTAGCATTGATCTTGGAGTTGGAACAATTGGTGTACTACTATGGCTTTGGGTTTCCATCATGTGGAAAGATCGAGCCTTGATAATGTTAAACGCGGTATCCGCTGCAATGNTAGCAACCGCATTCTTGAGAGAATTTTAGATATGCAAGAAAGAGTATTTCTTTTTGATGTCGACGGAACTCTAACTCCGGCTAGACAAACTATGAACCCAGAGTTTGAACAGTGGTTCTATGATTTTGCCGAAGCATACCCCGTATACTTAGTATCAGGNAGTGATCGACCTAAGACGTTAGAACAAGTCGGTCAACGAATTTATGATCGGTGTGTTGGTGTTTACCAATGTAATGGAAACGAACATTGGTTTCAAAACTCTCGTGTTAAAAACAATCCATGGCAACCCAGCTATGACTTAATTCATTTCCTCGAAAACGAAGTCAAACACAGTCCTTATCCTCTTAAAGTTGGTAATCATATTGAGCGTAGAGCCGGCATGGTTAACTTTAGTACGATTGGTCGTGACTGTAACCAACCACAACGTGGAGCTTACTTCGCTTGGGATAACCAAAACTTTGAGCGAGAGCGTATCAAGAACGCAATCAACAAAAAGTATCCTGAGCTTCATGCTTCAATTGGTGGTCACATTAGTATTGACATCTACCCTCGAGGTAACGACAAATCTCAAGTCTCAAATGATCTCCGAAAAGAATTCAAAGAAATTATCTTTTTTGGTGATCGGACTCAACACGGTGGTAATGACTATCCTGTTGCTTTGGCTATTCGCCTCGGTAACCTAGGTACAGTCCATCCTGTTGAGAATGCACAAGACACTTGGGATATATTAAAGAGGTACGACAATGGTGAAATCTAATTTAGAACCAGAAGAAGTAGATGTAATCGTCATCGATGAATTGGAAGAAATTATAGATAGTTTCGAAGGGCAAATGAAAGATAACGAACATTGCCCAGAAGATGAGTATCTAGGAATCTTCAGTAATNAAAAGTGGGTGGATTTTGATCGTATTGTTCACCACATCGAAGCGGCTAAGATGTTGATCGCATACACAAAAGCTGAATCAACAGTTTTTTAANGGACGAGACATGTACGGAATCAAACGAAGAATCACGTATCAGCACCCAATGAAAGAGGGTGTTGAACTTGAAGTGGTGGGTTATGTTATTCAAAACAACGAAACCACGACCGTAGTACAAAGAGGTGATGGCTACAATATCGACTTTCCTACGGCTAACATTTTAACTAACGAAGAATGCGCTAAACAATAAAGGTGAATTATATTATGGATGTATCTGAAAAGCGAGACTTACTGGCGGCACTGCAACGAGGTACGGTTACTGTTTCTTTTCGAAAGATTGACACTGACGAATTGAGAGTTATGCCATGCACACTCAATGAGACTGTCTTGAATGCAGAGGGTGTAAAAACCAAAGTTGAAATGAGCCAAACGAGTGCAGACTCTGCTCACTTCGCTGTATGGGCGCTGGATAAAAATGCATGGCGATCATTTAGACTTGAAACCGTAGAGGGATGGGAGGTGTTAGGTGAGTAGAAGTAGTTCAATTCGTAAAGAAGGTAACGTTGGTGCTAATAGTTCAGGAAGCTCTGGACCAGATACGATGTATGTAGTTGACTTAATCGAGAACGGTCGAGTGATCGAGACTCGTAGACTACCCGGCAAAAGCGAATCATTTGCAAGGGACGTTGCAGAGAACTGGGATTCAGGCTTAATTCAATTACTAACCGAGTAGGAGTAAGTAATGGGTAAAAGAGTAAGACCAAACTATATCGCTATGCGTATNGATCAACTGAAAGTTGAGCGAGACAATCCACATAATAGTGCGATTGATTCAGGATGGTACAATCGAATTATCCAAGAATTAGATTGGGCTCAGCAAGCATTAGATGCTGATGGTAACACNATATCAAGAAATTGTTTCATGGAGGAGAAAAGTGCCTAGCTATAAAGGACATAACGTAGAATGCTTGACCGCGACTAAAAAGAAAATCATCGACGATGCAACAAAACCGTATGATGCTTTTTCTGATGGTCCTTTCAAGGATGTATTGACTAAGTCTGAGGATGTATTTCGTAAGGAGATTACGAACTATTTTATGAAAGATGGATGTCTCTATAAAGAGGTTTCAATTCGAGACTTTACAGAAGATAAGCGCGACTATCATGACACGACTTCTGTTCAAATGGTAATGAAAGTCAAATAAAGAAGAGGGGGCTTTATGCCCCCTTATCATTTACTTTTTAGAGTTAGCAAAAGCTTGCCCGCCAAAGAAGGCTGCGACAATTGCTGCTACAGATACAAAGTAAGTTGCTGCCATATCACCTAGGATTTTAGATGCGCCATCAAGGCCAACACCTACCGCTAGGACAACAGCGAATGGGTACAAAAGCATACCAAAAAGAGCAAACCACGCCATTTTGCGTTGAGCATCTCTCATAGCATCAGCGTCTTCTAACTCTTTACGCTTAAACTCCATGTACATTTCATGCTCTAAATCGCTAACTTCGCCGTCACCATTACTGTCGGCTGGGTGGAATGTTTCCTTTTCGGTTGACATTACTTTTTGACCTCCATTGCGTTTTTCTTATCTTGAATTTCAGCCCTACGAGATTTCGCAAGTTTGGTTATTTCACCAAGCGCTTTACGAGCACGAGCAGCTGAAGCTTTTACACCTTTCTCTTCGAACTTAGCAGACTCAGCCAGATAGGCGTCGTAAGCCGCTATGATTTCTTCATGTATAGTCATTTAGTTTTCCTTTTGGTTACTTTCTAAAATCTCGATTCGTTTCTCGAGTTTGGTTATGAGGTCCACTAGTTCGGTCGTTCCACCTGGTGCTACTGGTGGGTGAGTCCATTCTTCTAGCTTTTCAACGCGTTCTTCAAGTCGGCCAATAGTAAAATCAGTGCGCATTATCACTTTCCTCATGATTTGATGTGTACAAACAATAGTACAAACAGTTGTGGTCATATAGACCGTCGAATGGTTGGCCCTTACGAAGAGCTCTCCACTTCCCTTTAAATTTGTCGATGGTGCGTCTCCAAGCTGTTAAATTTGAAACAGCACCAGTGTAATCGATATAGATACAAGTACCATGATGGCGATAACCTAAGAACCACATNGGAATCGCTGTTACAATATCGTTGTTATTTACGAAACGATAATGAGTTACATTAGAAAATTGCTTAACAAATATTGCGTTACCAACTCGAGGAGACCCAAACGTAAATAGTGTTGGATTCAAATCCTTAAGCCTACTAGCTGCTACCGTTGCCATCGCTCCACCCAGAGAGTGGCCACAGATTAATAGTTTCTTAGTGGTATGTTTACCTAGGTGCTTGACGATATCATCCCATATCTCATCTAAAGCATTCTGGAATCCGTTATGGACCCATCCTCCAACCTGTGCGTCATCTGGCCAAATGTTGAGATCTGCTTTAAGATCAGCTACTTCCGTTGGTTCAGTTCCTCTAAAACATATCGCAATATGTGAGGCATTCCAAACTACATGAGCTTGGGAACCGTTTTTATCGAAAAATTTGTGGTGAGTAAAACCGCGAGATTTGTAGAGTGTTTTAGCTTCCTTTCCGTCCCAATAGCGTAGTTTGCGCAGTGGGCCATCTTATGAGATATGTCACGGATTGCAGGAAACAAGAGCTTATTATTCATTATCTTGCCTCGAAATTATAATTATATGGCTTCTCAGTTATTTATAAATATGTTCGTACGACAACCACTATACCAATGAGGAAATCTTGAATGTCAAATAACCTTAAAGAATTAACAAAAGCACATCACGACAATGCCGAGCGCACTGAGTTTGCTGATCTGCTATTGGGTGGGAGTATTTCTCCACGTCTTTACCAAATGTATCTCCGCGCTCAACTTCAAAATTATCTTGCTCTCGAATCCGCCGTTGCCGTTCCTATGGAATTGGAAGCAATCTTTAGATCAGCTCAAATCGAGCAAGATCTCCAAGAGATCGAGTCGCTCTTTAATCTTGATGAGCTTCACGATACTTTACAATCAGTTAATGAATACAGCAGTCATATTCAAACGCTTCTTGAAAAGGGCGATAACGAAGCTTTACTTGCTCACCTATATGTACGCCACTTCGGTGATGCGCACGGTGGACAAATTATTAAACGCAATGTTCCTGGCAGCGGTACTATGTACGAGTTTGAAGATCGTAGAGGATTGATTGCTGGTGTACGCGAACTGTTACACGACGGTATGGCTGACGAAGCTAAAATTTGCTTTGAATACGCTGAAAGACTTTTCCACGAACTGATATCAGAATACCACGACACACCTGAAGAATTTGCTAGCAGCGAAGAATTACTATACGCTGCAGCCCAGAATGACTTCGACAACGAATGGGAATAAGCCATGATTACGACACGCAAAGAACTCGTAGATGTTTTAGTAATACCATACCATCCTATTCCGGGTGGTGCTTACGAGCAGAACGTAGTAAAGCGTGTCACTTATAATGTGATCACTTACGATACTACTAAAGACGACCAACAGGTAACATCACCTATCACAAGCGTTTTAAGTGCTGAAGATTTAGCAAACGGTGATTATGTTGTTGCTACAGAAAACAATGGATTTGAAATACTTGAGTGGGCTACTTCAAATATCGATGGTGATAACTTCTATGAAAATATTCTCAAAACAGATGTAGAAATTCAATTACAAGACTTACTTGAGTTTCATGGGACTGCACGGTTTGACATTAGTACTATTACGGTAACGGATCCAGATCCCGAACCGGATCCAGATCCCGAACCTGAGCCTGAACCAGAACCAGAACCACCTGCGCCGGGTACATTCGTAGTGTTCCCTGCTAATGACATTACTAACGTTACCGATGTTACTATCGCCGGTGTTCCTCGTACACTTGCAGGATACAACCCCGAACAAGATAGAAATGGATACAATGAGTCTTGGAGATACTGGCACCAAGAAGGTCGATTCATAAGGTTGTTTGTTCGATACGAAGCAAGCGGTGACTTCCAGGTGATTTGGAATCATAATCGTTCTGGTGATAAAAACGTCGGTGCTTCCTATCTTCAAAATTACACTACTCTCTTTACCGGCAAATGGCTAGATCGAGCCGTGGTACAGGGCGAGTCATTTAGATGTGGAACTCGTGTTACAAATGTTGATGGTAATCCTGTCACATCTGCAAACAAATATACAAATGTAGGTACAGGTGCTGACTTAGCGTGTCACAACTCATTCGTTACCGTAGAGCATGATTCAAACTGGGGTGGCCATGGTGTTAATATTGACGAAGCAAGTCTCGCGCCTGGGAATGGCAGTCCTGCATATGTTGATACATTACACCTAGACCCAACGGTAGCAATTCAAGGATCGTTTACATTAGAGATGTACGTATTAGGCGATACATACCACGGTAGCAACGTTCAAGAAGTAGACTTTAATGTGAACTATACACTACCAGGTGCTGTACTATATGATGATTCTGAGACATCTCAGCTCGTCCTCATGTCAGCAACTGACGGATTTGTAAATGATTTGGATGATGCGCTGAAATACTATAGTACGGTAATTTGGAAACCACGGGACTTTTACACAGGTACAGAAGATCAAGTTTTAACCGTTGCTCCAAACTCTCAAGTAACCTTCCACATGCTTTTCAACTCTGACATTGGTACTTCTATGGATATTACCTTTGGCCCGGGCTGGCAGCAAAATGGATCGACTATTACAGTTGACCGTGGAGACTTTTACACAGCAACCGTGTTAAACATCGGTGGCGGCCAAACACTTGACGTTACGGCAACCTCCGTCCTACTAGGCATCACATTTACTAAAACAATAAAACTAACATCGTAGGTATATTATGACAGACTTAATTGATCAATGCAGCGAAGTCGCTTTAGCATTGGAGCAAATGTTCGATACTGAAATGAAAAGATACGCTAATTCAAAGCATATCCATCAATTCGAAGGATGGACCGATTATTTTTGGACCAGTAAGAAAGTTCGAAAGGCTCACCTTAAAACCATCGTACCCGCGGGCGAGAACCGTAAACAGTGGTTGTTGCATATGAATATTTTTCCAGCAAAAGATATTGATGCACCGATCTTTGGTTTAGATATCGTCGCAACACCCAGTAAAATTAGTGGTTGCTTTTGCGATTACTCACCCACTACTCAAAATCAAAAAGACTTTATCGATCTCTTTGCTAACATTACGAGTACGCTCGAGTGGAAGCGAGAACGAGAACTCCCACCTTGGGCTCAAGAAATCTTTACACCAGATATGATTGCGGCTGGTTCAATACGACATGGACAAGAAACCGATCAACTCATTTTAGCGGTAGGGATACTTGCAGAGCAATACTTCCGTATGCTCGATAGGCTCGAACCAGTAGCCACCTTAGATACTACCGAAGCTCAAAACAAATATTGCCAAAACCAGAAGAAGAATCAGATGCTGCATTCATCTATACTTTCATGGGGAATAACAGAATCAGACAAGGACGACTACGTCAACGACGTTTTGTTTGAAGAAGTATAGGTTGTACAACTATAACAATCGGTAATACAACTTATTCTAAAATGTCATCTAAATTATATTGCTTTTGGGCAATCGAAATGTATATATAATACCGTGAATCGGTGACATGTGTTACCAATTTACACACATTCCCCAGTACCCGTAGAACATTATAGGAGTTTTCATCAATGAAAAACTTTATTGCAGCCGTGTGTCTAATGATTGCCCTACCAGCCTTTGCCGCTCCTAGAGACTATCAAGCAACGCCTCAAGAAGATGGTACAATTTGTGCCAAAGTACAAGTAGTAACTGTAGGTAATACTTACGCTACCCGAACCTATTGCCGAACAGAAAGTGAGTGGCAAGAAGCAGGTTACAAAGTATCACGTCGTCCAATCCAATCAGCGGAGCAGGAGGGAAATGAACAACTTCTTCCTTAATCTTCGTCAAAATGGCAAAGTATGCTTAATCTGTGATGCACTGTATCTCGCTTCAGCATTGACCCTACCGATCGCTCTTCCATTCATTATTATATCATCTGGCTATCCAATGACAGAAAAAACAAAAATGCGTGAAAAGACCGAAAACATTTTAGCTGGACTTTTAGTCCTAACAATACTACTAGGTGGTATAATGGGTATGGCGTACCAAGCGGTTTCGCCGTATTCACTCCCGCCCGGAGGATACCACCCCTTTATGATACCGATGGTTCAACATCGCATCGACTGTCCTAGAGAGAAACAAATCCTCGGCCGCCGCCGAGGTAGCCACCANGTCGACGTNGTCGATGGGCTATCATGCAGTCCAATCCTTTCTGATGTACTTGTATAAATAGTTGACAAGCTAACATTAGTATGTTATAATAGTCGGTCTAATGGAGTAAAATCTGTTAGGCCGATTTGTTATACCCGCCAAAAAAGTTCAAATAACGCAAAATAACAGTTGACAATCGGCCCAAGATGAGGTATAATATCACCCTATGAAGAAAAAAAGGAAAGATGATATGTCAGTTGTAGCGCTCACCCCGGATAAAATCCATCACGAGATTTCTAGACATATCTCGCAGGGAGTACCGTATATCGATGCTCTCGTAGACTATGCCGAAAAGAATAATGTTGAAATTGAAACCATAGCTCAGATCGTTAAGAAGTCTTCAATCTTACGAGAGAAGATACGAACTGAAGCTGTGAACTTAAAGATGGTAAGAAAAGATGAAACCGATCTCACCGACATTTGTGACTGAGCACTCATATGAAGCGTACATCAAGTATCTAGCACTTAAAAAGCATTTTACTACAGATGGTTACGACTTTTTCAAGTACAATGGAAAGGTCCGCGCTTCATTTGACACGTTCAATACTCGCAATGACGCTTACTTTTTTACGAAACTCGCCAAGCATGAGGACTATCAAAACTTAATGATAGCCAACATGCTAGTGAAACCTAATATTTGGGTCCGTGAACTCTTAGATGAGGAAGCGAACTACAAATATAATGAATGGAGGAAAAAGGTTGAGTCACTGACTTACACTTTCAAATCCGAGCTGAAACATCTTCATGAAGACTATCAGCAAAACTTTATATCACGCGATGGTCAGCATCCTTATATAATGTCGTTGTACAACCAGAAACAAATATCTCTCGAGACGTTTACCATTCTGGCTCACTCAGCGAATATTTTTTCCTACTGGAGTGAAAAAATAGTTGACAAGATCATCTCACGTGATATAATAAGGCTGTCTAGAAAGTATAAGCCCTTTCTAAACTATGATGAAAAAAAATTCAAGGAGATTATCCGTGAGCATTTTTTCTAAGATAAATATATCGTCGGGTCAAACTGACATATATTTCGCAAATACTATTAAATCGCATATAACGCTATATTAAAGGAGAAACACCCTATGGCACCTACAGACTTCGCTTCGCTTAAGAAGAATCGTACCAAGTCTCTCGACAAGCTTAACGCTCAGCTCGATAAAATCACCACTAAATCATACTCAGATCCTAACGAAGGTAAGATGTGGAAACCAACCCGCGATAAAGCAGGTAACGGTTTTGCAGTCATTCGTTTCCTACCAGCAGCCGAAGGTGAGGAAATGCCTTTTGTTCGAATCTGGGATCACGGTTTCCAAGGCCCAACTGGTCTTTGGTATATCGAAAACTCTCTAACAACTATCGGGGCTGATGATCCCGTATCTGAGTTCAACTCAAAGCTTTGGAACACAGGTGTTGATGCTGATAAGGAACAAGCACGTCGTCAAAAGCGTCGCTTAAAGTATTACAGCAACATCTACGTTGTTAAAGATTCTGCTAACCCAGAAAACGAAGGTAAGGTCTTTATGTATGCCTTCGGTAAGAAGATTTTTGATAAGCTCAACGATCTTATGAACCCTACTTTCGAAGATGAGGATCCAGTAAACCCATTCGATCTTTGGGAAGGTGCAAACTTCCGTTTGAAGATTCGACAGTTTGAAGGTTATCCTAACTACGATAAGTCAGAGTTCGATGCGGCAGGCCCGCTGTTTGATGATGACGAAGCACTTGAAGGTGTATGGAAGAAAGAACACTCTTTGCAAGAGCTCGTCGATCCTAAGAACTTCAAGTCTCATTCAGAACTCAAGACCAAGCTCTTTAGAGTATTGGACCTTGCTAATGAATCTGTTGAACCAGTTGCCCCTGCACCTACCTTTGCATCAGACGATACTACTGACGATTTAGACTTATCCGGTCTAACTAACGAAGCAGCTACTTCTGAACCAGCAATGGCTTCAGCTGATATAGCTTCTCCTGCAGCCGACGATGACGATGATGATTTGTCTATCTTTAAAGAACTCGCTCGCGGTTAACGTACTTGGGGAGGGCAACCTCCCCTTTTTTAAGGAGACACTATGTCGGATAAACCAGAAACTATTCTTGATTTCGATTTTGGCTTTACAGCAGTTGATGCTGACGAGTTAGATGTAGTACGAGAAGCCAAAGCTGCAGTTGAAACCACTTCAGTCGCAGCCGAATCATCAGCAGCTAAAGCACAACTTATTTACGATGCTGTAGTACCTCTACTCAATAATCTTAAAGCAAATCCAGAAAAAGATTACATTTACTGGCCTGATCGTTATAAAAAGCTCGATGCGTTCGCTGACAAGCTTTACTCTATTCTAAGTGGAGATTAATCTATGAGCTTACTTGATAAAATGCTTAAAGCAGGTTCAGTCAAAGGGTCGACTGTACTTTCGAAATCGTCGTTTTTTAACGACAAAGATCCTATCCAAACAGAACTACCAATCGTTAACATTGCATTCTGTGGGTCCCTCGATGGTGGATTACTACCAGGGCTCACTGTACTAGCTGGTGCATCTAAAAGCTTTAAGACATTACTCGGTTTGTATTGTATGAAAGCTTATCTGAATAAGTATCCAGAAGGTATTGCAATCCTATATGATTCTGAGTATGGTATTACACCAGACTATCTCAGCAGCTATGGCATCGACATTGACCGTGTTATCCACGTTCCAATCGAAGATGTTGAGCAACTTAAGTTTGATGCTACCAAGCGTCTCAATGAAATCGATAAGGGCGACAAAGTCTTTATCCTGATTGATTCAATTGGTAACCTTGCATCTCGCAAAGAGGTTGAGGATGCTGAAAACGAAAAGAGTGTTGCTGATATGTCACGTGCTAAGCAACTCAAGTCTTTGTTCCGTATCATTACACCAAAGCTCACTGGAAGGGATATTCCGATGGTGGCGGTAAATCATACCTACAAAGAAATTGGGATGTTTCCAAGGGACGTGGTGTCTGGTGGTACCGGTATCATGTACTCAGCCAACCAAGTCTTTATTATTACCAAAGCTCAAGAGAAGGATGGTACTGATTTACGTGGTTGGAGATTTACAATTAACATTGAGAAATCAAGATACGTCAAAGAAAAGTCGAAGTTACCTTTCACAGTATTGTATGACTCAGGTATCCAAAAGTGGTCAGCCCTGTTTGAGCTAGCTCTTGAATCAGGACATTTGNCAAANGCNAACCAAGGATGGTATAATGCGGTTAATATGGACACTGGTGAAGTAATTGAGCCAAAGCGGCGAGCTAAGGATCTTGAGCAGGATGACGAGTTCTTTGAAGGACTTATCAAATGCCCTAAGTTCAAAGCGTTCATTGAACGACGATTTAAGCTTAATAATCTTGAGAAGGATGATGTAAATGTTAGAGAAGACGATCTTATCGAACTTGATTCTGAATGAGGAGTTTAGCCGCAAGGTCTATCCATACTTAAAAGAAGACTACTTCGATGATAATTCTCTTCGCAAGATCTTTAATACTTGTGCTGAATACGTAGATCAATACAAAGAGCCTCCCTCAAAAGAGGCTCTTAAACTTGCTATCGAAAAGCGTAAAGATCTTACCGAAGATGGATACAGTGACATTCATCAAATTGTTGATGAACTTAAAATTGATCCAACCACAAACTCAGATTTCTTGCTTGATGAAACTGAAAAGTTTTGTCAAAACAAAGATCTATACAATGCTATTCGCAAATCGATTATGATTCTCGATGATGCTGACGGTGATAACGATAAAGGTACCATTCCTAAGCTCCTAGCGGACTCGTTAGGTATTAGCTTTGATAGTAGTGTTGGTCACGACTTCTTAACTGATTTCGAAGATCGTTATGAACATTACCATAAGAAAGAAGAACGCATTCCATTCGACATCGACATCCTAAACAAGATTACGAAGGGTGGTTTACCTCGTAAGTCTATGACTGTATTGTTGGCAACTACCGGTGGCGGTAAGTCTTTATTGAAATGCCACATGGCTGCTAACCATTTGATGTATGGTAAGAATGTATTGTATATCACTATGGAAATGGCTGAAGAAGAAATCGGTCGACGTATTGATGCTAACATCATGGATATTACTCTTGATGAAGTTCAAGACATTCCACGTGATGTATATGAAAAGCGGATGAATCGCTATAAGAGTAAGACAACCGGCAAGCTTATTGTTAAAGAATACCCTACTGGTTCTGCTCACTCAGGTCACTTCCGTCACTTATTGAATGAGTTAAAACTTAAGAAAAACTTCGAGCCTGATGTTATTTTTCTAGATTACCTTAACATATGTGCATCCGCTCGAGTTAAAGGTGCTGCAGCAGCAAGTAGTTATAACCTTGTTAAGAGTATTGCTGAAGAGGTACGTGGTCTTGCAATGGAGTTCAACTGTGCTCTTGTAACATCATCTCAGTTTAACCG